TGCATGATCAACTTCATCAAGAAGAACTGCTACATGAACATCTATCTTAGAACCAAGTACTGAGCCATCAAGTTGTTTCAGAGTATCTAAGTTTCCAAACTGTTTGATCATTTGTTACATCCAAGTAGAGATTGAAGATTTATTGTCTTTTCCCATTATACCAGCTACAAACTTATCTAGTTCTAGATCTAGGAGTTCTTCTTTTCTTGTTCTGATTTCAGTTTCAGCATCAGCAGCCATATAGTCAACCCAATACTGTACTGCCATTTGAAGGGCATCAAGTCTATCATCATGAATCAAGGCTCCTTTGTCTTTTGTAACTCTTGTCATTTGATGAAACAACATATATCTACTCTGAGTTTCAACAGGATAATCTTGGACTGTCTTATAATCCTTTTCAATAACTTTAGGATCAACCACAAGTCTATGCTGGTTCATGACAGGTTCAAGAGTATCAATTATTCTTTTCTCTTTTTGGACTGAACTCCTAATTTCTTCCATAGTAACATTATGAATCTTCCGTAAAACTGGTTTCAGGAGTTCCATGAACATCCCATCTCCAAAGTTAGACTCAATAAGAATAAGGTTTACATCATTTCTTTTTGCAATTACAGAAAGAGCTTCAAGGTTCTCATTCTTATAACCACCTCTGAGTCCTCCGCATTCGGAAAGATAAAGATAACCGTTCAGCATCTTTACTACTGCATATCCAGTTTCATCTTTTCCTCTTCCACTTGGATCAATAGAAAGAACAGAACCAGAGTACTCAATCCAATCTCCGAGTTTAGTTTCTGGACTATAAAAGAAGTCTCCTGGCAATCCCACGTTTGGAAGCTCAGTAAGCTTATTTCTAGGATCTCTTGTCCATACAGGTTTCTCAGGAGCCTTTGTAGAATCTACGCCCATTATTATGAGATCTGAAAGTTTTAAAGGATACTTATCTGCATCAGAAAGACTTGTATCTAATTGGAACTGGAGAGCAAATCCTGATCTACCATAGGAAAGTTCTCTTTCAAGAAGGTCTTCGGCATCAAAGCGGAGTGGATCAGTAGGATCTCCAACAACAGAACCACGATCAAGCTTATCTTGAATAAATGGTGCAAGTTTGTTTGAATATCTAATAACTTGTTTTTCGTCAGGATACCTACTAGGCCAGATCCTAACTTCATAACCTCTTTCAGGAAGTGTTTCATAAAGACTCATTTCTGTCTGAGGAGTACCAAGATAGACAATACTGCCATCAGGTTTTAGTACTGCATCAAACTCTTTTACTGCTTCTGAAAGTTTATCTCTCATTGTCTGAGTCATTGAGTTATTTGGAACTTCAACGTCATCAGCAACTATTATATCTGCTCGTGATCCGCTTAATTGTCCTGTAATACCTACAGACTTCACACTTGGACTATGACTAGCTTGGCAGGGACCAACATCAAATGCCACTTTACTTTGTCTTTGTCCTTCTCTAGATTTTAGATGGTGTAGTATCGGTAATTCATTTATCAGTCTTTGTGTAAAAGTTGAAAAGTCATCAGATCTAACTTTACTTGCAGAAACCACCAAGACTTTAGTTTCTGGATCAAGTAATAGTTTCCAACATACAAATGCAGAAGTAATATAACTTTTCCCAACTCCTCTGAAAGCCTCAATAACTGCTCTTTTTGGAGCTTGTTGAAGATATTCAGCCATATCGTACTGAACAGGAGTAGGATCTGGAAGGTTTAAGTGCTGCCAAACCAAAAAAAGAAAGTTCCTAAAGTCTAGTAATGGATTCTTCTCTATTTTCTTCTTAGTCATTAATACACTTCTGTAAATAAGTTAAAATAGCTCTAATAATGTTCAGATCTCTCTGTATTAAAAGAAAAGTAAATACAGGACTCATCCTATAGACAAATCTCTTTTAATCTCTTAGGAAGAGTTCTGAGAGTTCAAATCTTCTTTAGTTTCTTTGAAAACTGTTGAATTGTATGTTATCTTCTGCATTAAAGGGCATATTCTTCATAAGTTCTTCTAAAGAGTTACCATCTGTAGGAAGACAAGTAATGTTATTGTCTTTTAGGAACTTTACAGCTACTGCTAAGTCAGCAGGCTTTGCTTCTCCTGATTTGATTTTTGTTAGTAGTTCATCTGCTACTGCATCAAAAAGAGAATTTAAAGCTTCATCTTTCATTTTTAATAACTCCATATCCAGGGCCGATTATCGGCTTCAATTGTGTCAAGATGTATGAACCTTGAAGAATGCTCGTTTTTCTGAGAAATTCCAATACCTTTCCAAACACTAGAACGTATCATAGCAAAGCTCAGAACTTCGTGAGCAAACTTACCAGAACAGAGAATGTCTATTGCCTGTCCAGTAGTGTGAGGACCATTAGTACCTGAAGAACTAACCTTCTGATTATGAACTGAACATCTATAAGCAGAACTAAGAGAAAGAGGTTTTCCTAAAGCTTCCCTGAGTTCCTGTAAGGCATCTAAAGTCTTCTGATCGAACTTGTTCTCTCCGCAATGTGAGCAGGATAGTTCTTTGCTACTAAAGTTTTTACTTGATATTCCCATGTTATGTAGATTCTTCTATAGTAAAAGGTGGTTCAGTTGGACAAATTAGTTTCATTTTCATTCCTAGGTTTCGGGACTCTTCTGGAGTGAGTGCTGTTACCTGTTTAGGAGTAAAGGTACTTCTCATGTGATCCACGTAGCAGTCACACAATCTCACTCGTTCTACTTGAGGTACATTAGGTGCAACCCTTTGGAATTGAGTGGCACACATAAACCACATAGCTCTTATCTTGTCAGTAGAGAACTTTATCTCATCTCTTGGGAAGACTTGAGTACCTATTAACAGGAGTAATCCAGTAAGTAAAAACTTCATTTACCTACGGACTGCTTATAACTTGCAAGTATCTGATCGTCTAAGGTATTATCCGTAGATTTCACAAGTCGCTCTAGCAATATTAGGCAAACCTCAGTTAAAAGCTTCTCACTCAGCATGCTCATACAGAGTGCCTTTACGGTTCCACCTATTACTGGTGCTAATAATCCAATCATAATTATCCCTTTCTTGTTGCATTAAGCATTTCTAATTGTTTACTTTGTTCGATTTCTCGTTCTATGTTTTCAAGACGAGTGTTTACACTTCCCATATTGGAAGAGCATTCCTGACTTATTTGAATAAACTTATTAAAGTTTTCTTCTTGTGCAGTTCTATTGTATTTATCCGTCCTATATGTCCAGAAGAATAAAATTAGTATGATAGCTCCTGAGAAACCCTGAGCAAGTATGATATTAATCACATCGTCTACTGCTGTCTCTGCGGATGAGGTTTTAGGCGGTGGATGAGGTGAACGGTAGTTGTATTCATTAAAGTTAGGAGGTTCTCCTGTAGCAACTATTCCTCCAATAAGTAGCCCTACAGTTAATACCATTAAACTAAGTGTTTTCTTCATTAATATCGTCTATAAAAAGGTGTTCTGGATCTAGGAGGAGAGTATTGGTTGTTGAGGAAGGTTCAGGTAGTACCCACGTTACCTGTTCCATTACTGACTTGTTCTTAGGTTTAAAATCGGTTGTGAGTTGTACTTCTAAACCAGAGTCTAAGATGAGATCAAAGATCATTACAAATTCGGACAAAAATGTCCGATTATTCAGTTTCTGGATTCTGCTCTGCCTGAAATGTAGCCCAATCTGCTTTCACTGCATCTGTCCAGACTGCATTGCAAATGTCCTGAGTCTCTTGAGGTTCACCAGAAATGTCTGAGTCAGGCTGTAGAGCATGTCTATGGAAGGAACGTGATAGTTCTACTCCGTCTTCCTTTATGATTGTTGCTTGACGACATTGAACGTGTTTGTAGTCACCTACAATTTCAATCTTGTCGCATTTTACTTCTTTTGTTATTGCCATTTTGTTTCCTTTTTTGTTTAGTTTATATTAAGCCATATTTGAATTAGTATCTAATGAGATGAATTTGGTGAATTGCCACTTTATTACAAATCATTAGTAAAGTATGTGCCAGAAGCAATGATTCTAGCAGTAGTTCCAAATACACCTAGAGAAGTCGTTATGCCATTTGAAGCAGAAGCACTACCACTAAAAATCATCTGCGAACTATTATTCCCAATTTGTCCGACTATATAAATTACATTTGTAGCAAGTGCATTATGATAAGCAATACTAACAGGGTAAGTCAGGTTATCTGAGGGGTTTAAAAAAGGTAATCCCGTGAGTACTTGAGGAGAACCTGCATTACCGTCTGTTATTGATAAATCGAATGCTATTGTTACTTGGTTACCAATCTTAATATACTTTGCTCTATTCACAGTTTCACCATCAGCACCTGTTGTTGGTGTCCAAGTACCTTCCTCATAATCTTTCAGAGTATTGGAAGCAGATGATGCCGAATTTATAGTATCTGGATCAGTACCACCATAAAAATTAATTCCCTTGTCAGTTACTACTTTTAAATCACCCTGTATAGTGGTATCGCCACTTCCTTGAACCCTAAATTTTTCTCCACCATTAGCTCGGATAATCAATGCTACTCCGGTTTCTGAACCACTACCTCCAGCAAAATCCAAACGTATATCTGCATTAGCTCCGTTGGAATCGGGCGCAATACGAGCATAAGCACCTCCTCCGTTCATAACTTGAAAGGTGTCATTACCAGTACCACGTATATCCATTTTATAGGCTGGTGATGGAGCATTGATGCCTACTCTCTCACTACTATCAATAGTAATTGCTAGTGCATTTGAATTGTCATCTATGCCAGTTGATCTGAAGTTAGTAATGGTAGTTCCTCCGTCTGCTCTTGCCAGAGGAAATCCTCCTGCAGTTGAATTATCATGTACTACAACAGTTTTTTTATCAGTATCAACAGTTACTTCTCCTACTGCTCCAGTAAAAGAACCATGATCACTGGTGTCTCCTCGTCTTAATTGTAATTGCTTTGCCATTATGTTTCCTTTATTATGTTAATGATCCAAAATCAAGCATCATTGCTGATGGAGTGCCTAGATCTGGCGTTGTTAAAGTAGGTGAAGTAAGAGTTTTGTTAGTTAAAGTTTGACTTCCAGTTAAAGTAGTAACAGTTGAATCAATTGCTATATCATCTGCATTGGCAGTAATACCTGTACCACCAACAACATTTACAGTTACATCACCATCTGTTCCTCCTCCAGTTAATCCTGTTCCTGCCACAACAGAAGTAATATCACCTTCGTTTATTGCTACAAAACCACTTCCATTATAGTACTTTAATTGGTTAGCCGTAGAATCGTATGCCAAGTCACCAGCGGCAACTGCATTACCTCCACCATCAGTTGTAGGAGCAGAAGGACTAAAATCATCAATTTGATATAGATCTGCAAAATTGCTAACATTAGTAATATTATCTGCAACTGTAGTTACATTGGAGTCAATATCCGCAACCTTAGTTACATCTCCATCTATATCTGCTACTTTAGTTACATTAGCATCAATATTTGCAACTTTTGTAACATTTGCATCAATCGTAGCGACTTTCCCAATATCAACGGCATCATTCTTAACAGCAGTTACATCACCTGCAATCCCTGCTACTGTTGTTACGTTCCCTGATATTCCTGCTACTGTATTAACATTCGTAATATTAGTAGCAACTGCAGTTATATGAGAAGTTCCTGAACTGTCACTTTCTACAGCTTCATCAAGTGGACCTAAATCATCAATATGTGAAAACTGATCTGATAGATCATTTGCTATTAAAGCTATATTACCGATGTTTGTTCCAACTGCTGATATATTATTAGTTGGAGTTATTTGTCCTGCTACAGCATCTATGTTTACCTTATTATCGTCAACAGCAGTTACATCCGTAGCTATCCCTGCAACAGTAGTTACATCAGCAGATATTCCTGCTACAGTTCCTATGTTTGCTATATTTGGTGAAAATTGACCATAGTTTACTGCATCATTATCTTCAACAGCATCAGCAACATCTTTAATAACTTTATTCTTGGCATCCCATTCATCGTCTGCACCTAGTACTATCCCTTGCAGAGCTATATCCATAGCTTCCTGAGCTACATGGAGAGTCTGGTTTGTAGAAGCATCTAAGTCTTGTTCTCGTATTACAGATCCAGGTGCAAAGTCTACTTGGGCCGTTTCACGATTTGAGATACGTTTTATAAGTACTGTACCGCTTGAAATAGTATGATTCGGTGTAGTTAAATGTACCTTAGTAGGTGTAGTAACATTATCTACATAAAATGTAGCTGCATCACTACTGGCAGTTAAAGCTGCTGAGGATGTTCCTGCAGTACCATCTCCTGCGAGTAAAGTACCATTTAAATAAACCTGTATTGTCTCCCCATTTGCAGGATCAAATTTAGTTTTATTAGCTACTAAATCATAGTTATTGCCAGGATCACCTGATAAAGTTATCGTTTGATAACTAAATGGTCCTGAGATCTGTGCTTCTGTAGGCATATTAATTTATTCTGTTATAGGTGGGGATTAATCTGTAGCGAGATCGTTATAAATTCCTTGGGCAGTTAGTTTATCTAATAGCTCTTTATTTTCAGGCTCTTCTAACATTTTTAAGAATCCGTTAAAATTATTAACTCGTAACAATCTATCCACAGTAATTTCACTTTGGTATTTATCCATCGAAAGCTCTAATTGTTTGTATTTTCCCTGTTGTATATTTTTTGCTATTTTTCTAAACTCTGGAGTGTTAAAAGTTTCTTTGTTTAATTCTCCAGCATAAACCGCCCAAGCATATCGTTGGTTCATAGTTAATACAGAACCTGTAGTATACTTATTCTTCCATTTACGAGGATCTTTATATGCTTGAGAATATTTTTCTCCTACAAGACCTAATCCTATTATTAACTCTGAAGTTACATTTCTTTGGACTACTTTAGGATAAAAAGGTAAACCTATACTTTTTAATCCTAATTCAGCTTTATTAAGAGAAGCATCAGGGAAATGTCTAATCATATTCCCTTCTACATCTACTGCTGCTACTATGTCATCTCCTACTTTAGGATGAGTAACATTAGTTAAATCCATTATAGTCATTTTTTCTACTAACTCTTGGTATTCTTGCAGAAATAACGTACTAAATTCTTTAAAATGTACTGCCATTTCTCGTACTTCAGGTACTCCTCCACCACCTTCGGTTAATATTCCTGGATTAGAACTTTTAAAAGGTCTATCTTCTTTTTCCTCAAAACCTGGTCCATAAGTTCGGTAAGGTTGAGCTATACGATTGGTAGCCTTTCTTAGTGAAGATAAACCATTTTCTAAAGGATTTAAATACACCATCCAATTAGCTAATTCTTTTGCCATTCTTCTCTCATAGCTCTGAACTCCTCCTAAAGGAGATAGTTGTGGGAACATAGCTTGAGCAGTATTTTTAATTGGTTTTAACATAGGAAGTTGAGTAGCCCAATTCCCAAGAGCATAGAAAAGTTTATTGTCTAACTCTTTCATTCTATCTATTTGATCCTGTTCAAAATCCAGATAAGTACCATCAGGTTGTAATTGTCTACGTTCCATTATTTCATAATATTTTTTACGGTATGATCCGTAAATAGAACCTAACATAAGACTGTAATTTAAAGGATCAATTCTAGCTAAACTAAAAGCTGTTTCTGTTCCATCAGAATTCTTTTTTATTATCTCTGGACCGCCTGAACCTTCAGCTTTATTTAAGTAATACATATCTGGATCATAGCTATCTATACCTTTTGAATATAAAATAGAATCATCACTATCAAAGTTATTACCTAGACTTGCTCCATACCATAGTAAAGCAGTTCCAGTTAATGTTTTTGCTATTACTTCTTGTTTAAATGTTTCATTCTTTTCAAACAATAAAGCTCTTTGTCTGTTATTTGCAAATATTTTTACAAGTAGCTTTGCTGGTCCTCTTTCATATAACTGTTGATTTACAATATTAACTGCAGTCCGTAAGAAGTTTGTTTGACTAGCTACAAAGTTTTTAGGAACATTAATAGCAACATTACCTGCACCGTATAATACATTTTCTCCTGTATTTTTAGCTGACTGAAGTTTATCTATTGTTCCGTCAGAACTTTTAGCTATCCATTTATTTCCAGCCCTAAGATCAGAGGTAGTATCTCTAATCCTTTCTACTTTTCGTAATAACTCAGGAAGTTTTTCCTGCATAAGACCTTCAGTAGCGACTCTAGCAGCTTCATCAGCTATATCTTGAGGTAAGTTAGTTAAAACCTTGTGGTACATGTGGTCAACCTTTCGATGGTATTCCTTCATACTCACAGTAGGTATCTCTTCTCCACTCTCTATAGCTAATTGCTTAGCACTTTCTAACTCATTTACTACTAATTTTTCTGCTCTTAAAACTGATAGTTTATGAATTTCTCGTCTTTCAAAAATATTTCTGAAAAATTGATCTTCAGCTATTAATGTTCTTCCTGCAGCACTATGGATAAACCCATAACCGTTTGCAAGAACTTTTAAAATCTTTCCAATTTGATTATGCTCTAAACCCCAAAACTCAGGAAATATCTTAGTCAAGTCTGCATTATATCCTGGAGACATTGTGTATTCTTTCCCAAGAATTCTTTGTTTTACTGGAACTCCTTTTGGAGTCATGGTACTGGTTACTTCATGCCCTTGCCCTACTTTTCCAACTGATTTTGTTTCTAGAGTTCTAAAAGCATCCGCACCTTGTCCTATAGGAGAATCTTTAACGTATCCTTTTCCTAAAAATACTTCTCCAAAAGCTTGAGTCATTCCGAATATTTCAGCTTTAGCAGCCGTAAACGTCATCCCTTGACCTTTACCTAGCCAAGTTTTTCCTGTGGCATTATAGAAAGCTTTTCCTACTGAATTTAATCCTACTTGAATACCAGTTTCTACTCCTGTCTGAATCATCCATGAACCCATACCTAATGTAGCTCCACCAATAGTAGTAAGATTAGAAAGAAGACCGTTCTGAGCTTTTAGTTTGTTTCCATGAAATGCTTTATATAAAGTTCCAGTTTCATTATTTAATTGAGATCTTAACTGTAAAAGATCCTCAGATTTGGATACTTTACCTGCTAAATTTATAAGAGTTTCCATTCCTGTCATGCCATCAGCAGCAGCAGCTTCTTCCACTATTTGAAGTAAAGTTTTATCATCTGCTCCTATAAGATGTCTTCGGAACTGTTGTGTACGAGCTATATTATTAGCAACCTTTAAATCAGTTTCCATAGATCCTAAAAACCTATAAGCATCTATAAGATAATCTGCCATTTGTTCAGGACTAGGAGAAGTATTATTTGCTAAAAGCTGAGTGATTTCGTCTGAAGATGCTTTCCATAGTTTCCCTTCTTGTACTAAATAATGTCGTATAGCTGAAGCCATCGCAGGAGTTTGGTCAGTGGAATTTGCCCAATTTTTATAGTATGAACCTAAATTCTCTTCTCCTACTTCTACAATTAACGTATCTTGGATAAGTTTACCTTGAGCTTCTATTTCTACATTAGTCTTCGATTTCTTAAAATAACTATCTTCAAATATTTTAGCTAACTGATTAATGTAATTAACTCTGTCTTCAGTAGAGTGTATTCTTTTTACATTAAGGACTTCCTGAATAGTCTTATCAAGGTCTAAGCTATCAGGATTTTTCAAGACTTTCTGTATAGCTTCCTCTATCTCTTTTTTATTTTTAGGACTAATAGCAGGATTCTTTTCAACAATAGGAATTACTTGTTTATCTACGTTATCCCACTGTAGTCCACGCTCTTTTAATTTTTTATCTACTGCACGAGTATTATAACGGCCTTTAGATCTCTCTTGTTTTATAGCTTGTAATGTGTCCTTTTGAATTTTTTGAATGGCTTCAATTTCAGTAAGTACGTCTGAGCTATCTTTTGGTAATTCAATTCCATCTGTGATTCTATCTGCAGCATCTTTTGGACGTAAGAACTTCATTTTACTTAGCCAACTATCTGTAGTCTTTACTATCTCTTCTGCAATAGGTTTATTCCAGTTGTATAATCCTCTAGCTGTTAGAGCTATAAGAGGAATAGAACCAGCTATAGCGGTTCCTGCAAGAAATGAATCTGCAGAAGTCCTGAATGCTCTCATGAATGCGTTATCATCAGGCTGTCCTACAAGATCTTTAATAATACGATTATCAGGAAACCATTCTTGTAGATAATTAGCTAATCTGTTTTCAGGACTAATGTGAATAGGACCGCCTACCATCTCTTTTCCTATTGTATGCATTGCAGAATACATTTTAGGAGTGTCTAATTTTGCAGCTTCAACCGCATTTTTAAGATAGCGATTATGCTTTCCTATTCTTGTACCTACAGAATTTAGTATCTTTCCACCTGTATATAAAGCAAGTCCGTACTCAATAGTAGGTTCTGCGAATTTACCTGTCGTAGTCTTTGGAGGTTTTGGCTTATCTACATAGGTGGATAAAGTAAATACCTTTCTGGAAAATTCTTTAGCTCCTTCATCAGTTGTAAACAAACTAGCTAGTGATTCTATAGGCTCTTCTAAGAGCATTCCTGCTAATCCAAGTACTCCTTGTCCTGTATCATGACCTACTCTTCCTGCTACTCTAGCCAGATCTCCTCCAGCTTCTGCACTTGCCCTAGTTAAGCCAGGTATAAACAATGCAGCTATTTTATGAGCTTCAGGACTTCCATCCATCCAATCGGAGTTCTTTCGATTTACCTTTTCTCGCAAGTAATCTTTTAGGAGTTCCGCACCTGGAGTAGTGAGAGGCTCTTTAAAGGTTTCTTCAAATTTCTTTAAAATAACTGTAGGATCTATACCTCCTAATGCACCTGTTTCCCTATCAAATATTCCATCTTCATCTTCTAATTTAGTAATTAAAGTTTCTATATCCTCACGATTTGTTATCCGTTTTGATAGAGCAGTTGCTAGGTTAAATAAACGAGAGTTTTGATTTCTAACTTCAGTAGGCGTTAAAGCTTCTGTCTGTTTTTGGGTTGTCCCAATACTTACTGGTTTTTGGTTTTGTACTAATTGGCTTACATATTTTTCCTGAGCTTTTTGAGCTTCTTCATCCGTGTCAAAGATTTTATAATCTTTATTCTCTTTAGCTAATCTCTGAGCATCAGTAGGACCATATTGTTGAAATGTACCATCTTCTTTTTTTCTATATGTAGGATACAGAGCAGTTTTTCCAGGTACTATGCTTCTATCAAACATAAGAGGATCATTATATGTAACACCCTCAGTATTCATCCAAGCTGGATCAGGACTTAGTTGTAGGTTTTCTGCCATTAAATTCCTTTAATTAATCAAGTATTGCATTTACATCCTCTAGAGTTTGAGAATTTTCGATTGGTTTTTGATCCTCAACAACATCGTCAGATCCAATATCACTTGGTTTCTTTTTCTTTGTCGTTCCTAATATTCCAGCGTTCCAAGCTTGAATATCCAAAGCGGTAGCTTCCCCTAAAGGATTGATAGTTTCATCCTCACTAATAAGCATATTTGCATAATCTGTAGCCCATTTGTAACTTGCTTCATCACTCTCAAATGTTTGTACTTTTGCTTGCCATTCTCTATCAAAATGGGATCGTAATCTTTCTTGTAATTGTTGGGCTAATCTCCAATTACCTTTGTTCTTTAGAGCTATAATAATCTTTGGATTTAACTCGCCAGCAACATTTCTAGTTCCAAATATTGAATCTAGAGTCTCTAACGCTCTTCGCTTACCATTATCTCTTTTTCTCTGTTTTGGGAGATAACTTAATAACCGTTTATTCCATGAACCGTAGTTTGATTTTGAAATTTCATTACTAATAAATTTTTGTTTTAGGTATTCTTGAGCTTTGTTAATTAATGATTTTTTTACTTTCTCATCTACTTCTGTTGCTATTTTAGGAAAATAACCACCTATCAAACTTAGAAAAGCATCTTGAGAAGTCTCTTTAGGAGTACTAGAAGCTAATCCTTCAGCTACTAAAGCATCATCTTTATAAGATTGTATTTTTTCAGCAGACCATAAAGATTTATGGAATTCTTCTCCTGTTTCTCTATCTACAGTTTTTGTTGGTGCAGTGTCTAGATTCTCTATAAATGTTTTATGGGCTTGTTCAGAGTACTTATTTTGAAGGCTACTGAGTTCTGCTAGTAAGCTCTGTTGTTCAGTTTCTCTTTTGTTGTCTGCTTCTCTAGCTTTGACTAAAATATTTCCAGAATTAATTTTCTTTTGGACTTTACTTTCAATTGTGCCTAGCTCCGAATAATGTTCATTAAAGACTTCCTGCCATTTTGTTTTCCCTGTGGCTGCCATAGAGTCTCTAAAAGCTTTATTATTTATATAGCCTGTCTTTAAAGCATCTAATTCATTCCTAGCTGCTTGTACTGCTTTATCAGAATCTTCCATTGAAAAATTTATACTAGCATCTTGAGCTTTGTTCATTATTCCTAGTATTTGGGTATTAAGTCCTGATAAAAAACGATTAGCTTTTAAATCCTGTGCTATCTTCTTTTGCCCTTCGTCTGCATTAAATGATCTGGTTTCACCTCTTAGAAAGTACTTCTCAAGTTTGTCAATAGTTTCATCTCTCTGAGTCGCATCTTTTATTTTATTTGCTTCAGCAAGTGCTATATCAAAATCTTTTCTCGTTAAAATAGGGTTTTTATGGAGCTTTTCAAAGATTTTCTGTCCTTGTTCTTTACCTAGATTAGTAGCATTTATTTTCTTTATTTCATTTATTCTGTTTCTTATAGCTTTAGTTACTGCAGGTTCCTGAAGACCCAAAGCTTTATCACCTCTTGCAGTTACCTGTAAGTTTTCTAACGTAGTTAAATTGGTTTCATTAGAATAAAGATCATGATAAACAGAACCTAATTGTTTTTCAGCTAATCTTTGTAGCTCTTTATCAGTAGTTCCATCCTTACGCCTCCGCATTAATTGTTGAATATCACTAGAAAATTTTGTTTTAGCTGTTACATCAGATATAGTAAGAATCTTTGTATCGTGATAATCCTGAAGCTCTTTTATAGTTTTAAGACGAATAGCAGGAGCTACTAATTGTTTTGCAGCTAATAGAGAGTTATTTTTTTTATCTTTTTCTGTTTTAAGCTTTTCAGCTTTATCCTCATTCTCCGTCTTTATTTTATTTTTTTGTATATTATCTGAGTTAGCTAAATTTAGAGCTTTAAGAGCTTTTGTTTTAATTTTTGTCCACTCTACTTTTTGGTGTAACCTTGTACCGTTTTTCAGTAGTTCTGCATTAGTTGTTTTAAAGTTACTCTCTAATGTGTTTAACTCTTGTTGTGCAGTTGTTAAATTAATTCCTACATCTTTAAACTTACTGACAATATTATTTGCTGAAACATCATAACTACTTTCTGCTTCCCTATATTTCTCATCCCATCCAATTACCTCTCCCATTTTTTTGAGGCGATCTGCATCACTAGCTTTTGAATTTATTAAACTAGTTATAGTGTTAAGAAAATTCTGACCTTGATTTCCGTACCACTTATGACCCTCAACTTCAGTGGCAATAGTTTGTAGATCTGTAATACTAAGTACTTTACCATCCCCAAGATTATTAAGTTTACTACGAATATCTTTAGCCCATACATCATCTTGATTTTTTAAATCTGTAATTTTATTTTCATTCTGTCTGTTCTCTATACTTTTTTTAATTGCTTTTCGCTCTGACAGCAAAATTGTAGGATCTGATTCAATATTATCCTTAAAATAAGTACTTAACGCTTCATTTGATGATGTAGCAATTATGGCATCATGCTTTCGCTGCTCAGCAAAACTAGTCTTTGCTTTTTCTTTTGTGTCGTTATCCTTATCTATTTTAATTCTTCTTTTACGAGACTCTTCATAACTTGTTAATTGTGCTTCAGTTGGATTTAACTTATCAATATCCTTTTGAGCTGCTTTTAAGGTGTAAGTAAGATCTTCCTCTAATTTTCTATTAATCTCAGTAACGTCTCGTTGTCGATTGACTTGCAATACGTTTCTATTATTATCACTTTGAGCTTGTAACTGTTTATACACTTCCTTACGGAATTCTTGTTGATCTCCTCCTAACATCTTTTCTGGAAGAGCTTGCTGAGATAACGAGTTCCAGCTCTCACATTTACCTTCTTTTAAACAGGTATCATGAGCTTTTTCTAAAGGTCTTAGTAAGCCATGCAATGTACTATTACTCGTGATTTTTTGAGAATCAGTAACTTTATCTGCAGTATCTGCCCAATTCTTTAGGATTAATTTATACTCATCAATAGCTTTAATTTTATTAGTTTTTAGGTAGTGGTTTTCTTTTCCTTGTATAACTTTTATCCGTTCTTTCCTTAATTCAGTTGTAGTTTTAATATCCGTTTCTAATCTATAACCAAAATCACGTACATCCTGAACCTCTTCTTTACTAGGAATATATTTAATAGAATTTGAATCTATCATATTACGGAGCAAGGTTATATTTTTACGAGCCTCTGTATATTCATGCTCTTCTCCCTTATTACTAAATGCTCCGTCTTCATCATGAGTATTTAGTATTAGCTCAAGATTCTCAATCATTTCTGGTGTAATAGATCCAGGATTTTCTTTAGCTTCTTCAACCGCTTTTGAAATATCAGTGATGTTACCGTATGCTATATCATCAAGTTCTCTATCTGTTTTTTCATGGTCTGTTTTTGCTCTAGATTCTTCATCCTTTTCTAATTGAACAAACTTCTGATATACTTTAGTCTTGTAATCTCTTAGTTTTTTCCCTATTCCTCCTCCTAAAGATGTTAATTCTAATCCAGATTGAGGAGTAAAAAGGTCTTGAGTATTAAAAATAGGATTTCGACTGCTCTGAGCTAATTCCACATGTTGTTCCCAGTAATCTATTACTGCAGTCCAGACTTGATCTTTAGAATATAATGCTTCCTCACCTTTACCTTTGTTTACTTTTCCTTGCAATTTTGAAATCATTGCTAAAGCTTCTTTAGGTGTTTTAGGCGGTCCTGAAGTTCTACTATTAAAATTAGGATAAGTACCTGTTCCTCCTTGATAATCTGTAGCTACATAATTTTTTAAGAATTCTCCTTGTTCCCATTCAATATGAGTTTGTTGTTGTTTTGAGATTGCTTTTACAACAGAGTCATACTTTAAAGGTGTACTCTCTAATGCTGTATTAATTCCTTGTAGCCCATTTAAATTCCTAAATCTTTCACGTTTTAATTCAACAGCTTTATGGGAGGCATAACGAGTATAATCATTTTTAAAGATTTGTTTGTCTTCATTTCCTAAAGCTAAAAACTCCTGATACCATCTATCTGTAAATTTTTCTGCATTAGTATCTGTATATACTTGTTCTTCGTTTATTTTACTGGTTGCAAAATTGACAGCATATTGTTTTCTTAAACCTTCATTTGCATACTCTAAGTTCTCAATATTTCCAGCAGCAGGACTCCAGCTAGTTTCCTTCTCAGGAAGCGGTGTACCTCCTTTTAAGGCAAATAACCGATCTGCATCTGCTTTATTCCGTAAATCTTCTTCCTCTTTCCTCTTTTTTTCAGCATCTTCTCTTGCTTTCTTTTCTGCTAACTCATACTTTCTATCTAAAAGCGTAGATTCTCCAAAAGCTTTTCCGAAATTACGGATACTATCAGCAAGGTATTTCTGGTTAGAACCGTCAGTACTTCCAAGTTCACTATGTGAAGCAGATTGTAGATGTCCAAATTGTTTAGTTAATTCACTCATGCAGCACCTTTTGTATCAAAAGTTCCTCCCATCTGCTTATCGTAAGATTTTGCTCCCATGTAATCTGCTCCTAAGTTTAATGCTAATGGAAGAATTCCTGGACCTGAACTATAACTTGATCCTGCTATTTGAGCTTTTGCATCTAACCATGCTATATCCATTTGTTGTTGTAAATTACGATCTCTCATATCTAGTTCAGCATTTTTCATATCTAGCTGTTTAAGGAACTTAGATTCCTTATTCAACATTCCTCCTATTAATCCTCTACCAAGAGCTTTAGTACTTTGTCCTTGAGGAACTCCTGAAGCTTTAAGAGAAGAAGCAATCCTCATTTCATTAAGTCGTGCTTCTATACCAGATTCCGCTTTTGCATCTCCTATATTAAGTCTAGCAATATCACTATCCGCAAACCCTTGTCTAGCACTACTATACTGAGCTTTTAACCTGCTCTGTATTGCCAGTTTTTGTTTGTATATTGCAGCATTTCTAGCAGCAGCAGCAGCTTGTTGACCTTGATGATTTATGACGGTGGAAACACCCTTCATTATCATCATTGCGGTAAATGGGTCTATTGCCATATATTTTCTTAATCGTTATATTTTACAAATTTAATAAAAGGTATCTTTAAATATCCGTAGTCTGGAATAGTCTTAGGAAAATAAAATCCCAAATGTTTTAACCAAGTCTGAGACTCTTTATTTCTTTTATCTACATAGTTCTCTAGGAGTGGATAGATGTCATTCATCTCTTCTATCCAAGACTTAGAACACTCTAGAAAGGTTCTGAGGTTCTTACGTTTCCAAGTACTCAGGTAATTAGTACTAAGTAACCAAGGGCTTCCTGAACCGTTTGGATTGATCCCTACTCCTCCTATCGCAAGGAGTTGATCTCCATCGAAATAACAGACTAATCTGTCACTATTTAATACTGAATGAGTTACTGCATCTTTAGGACTTACTCCATTAGAAGCAAAGACTTCATCTATATCTGCCTGACACATATCATCTGCTAAAAGATCTATGTAATGAGCTTCAAAAGGTTTTGTATAGTTCTTATAGAACATAACTTTATACTCGTCTTGATCTTTGGTGTAAGAATCCTTCCCATTCTGCAGATTGAAATGAACAAGGAAGGTACTCATCATTCTCTATGGTGATGTTACAATTACTTGCGTTAGACATTACTCCCCCTTTAAAGGTTCCTGAGAGTAGTTTGTATTGTCCAAGAGCAGATGTATTAGTGACCATTCCACTAAACTTCTTCTCATAGTTAGTACGAGGAGTAACCTCTATTGTACTTCCTGGATTATCTGGATCAGGAATCTTTATAGTTCCAGGATCTACATCAATCTTTAAGTTAAAGAAACCTGTTTTATTGTAGAGTAGATTAATGTTTCTGATCTGTAGTTTTGCTGTCTGAGCAGGAAGCTCATTCTCTTTATGAACGAATCTAGAGAACTCGTATTCAAAGGTATAAGGTATTCCTGCGTATACTACGTTTGAGGAATGTGCAGCAAGGTACTCAGTTACCTGAGCAGTTGTGGTAAGTTTCCTAGCATTGTCTGTGACATAGACCATGTTGTCAGGAATATTACTGTGATAAGGTAGATTAGCAGCTACAGTTTGGTTGTGGGTTAGTTTTACTCTTCTATCTAAAAGTACTGCAGTCTCATCTTCCATGACTGCTTCTGCAGTATCTAAACTAAGATTAATGTCTTCTAAATAAAGACCATCTCCATCTCTCTTTACAAGAAGTTTCAGAGTTGATCCTAAGAATGCACAGTTAAGAATATCTCCATCAAATGTCCAATGACTCCAAGAGTTTTGTAACTTCTCCTGATTCTGCCAATAGTTTTTATAAACGTATA